TTTTTCTGGGTCATCCTCGTTGTCGTAATCTTCGTGGATGTCAAACCCAGCCTGATACGCAGCAACCATCACTTCCTCATCCGTCAGCCCAACCCATTCACGCTTTCGTGGTGCATGAACCATCTGCTCACCGTCCCACACAGCACCGCAGACGCAGGTCACAGTGTTTTGCTTAGGCTCCTCAAGCCCACGAGTACAGATTGCACATAGCTTTGCTCGCTCACAGGTTTCACCGCACTGATTGCGTGGCTCAGGCTCCGCAAGCGCGGCGCGTAGGGCGTTGATGGCTTTTGGCGCAATGTCTACTTCAAGCAGATGCGATTCCTCTACCGTGTCCATCGTTAGATATGTCTCCAACGCCTCAAGCGCCTGCTGCATCACTTCTCTGCTCATACTTCCTCCTGCTTGATGCCGCGCACCCTGCGAGGATTGCCGCTAACAGTGCCGTTGCCGTAGCCGTAGCCGTAGCCGTTGCCGTTGCCGTAGCCGTTGCCGTAGCCGTTGCCGTAGCCGTTGCCGTAGCCGTTGCCGTAGCCGTTGCCGTTGCCGTAGCCGTTGCCGTAGCCGTCGCCGTAGCCGCAGCCGTAGCCGTCGCCGTAGCCGTCGCCGTCGCCGTAGCCGCAGCCGTCGCCGCAGCCGTCGCCGTCGCCGTCGCCGTCGCCATAGCCGTTGCCGTTGCCGATAGGCCGGAACATCACAGACCCCACTGGTCGTTAACCGGTACGCAGAAAATCTCTGCGCCCTCGGGCAAGTCCACGCCGTTGGGCATAGGCTTGAGCGTCACTCTGCTGCTCTTGGGGGTTGCAATTACGCCATCGAACCCGATGGATTCCCACCGGAATACATGCACCGCGCGGTCGAGGCGGATGCGGCCGTTCTGACGGGTGACATCACCTGCAAAAATCCAGCCTCGATCCACAACCACCACGGCGCGGTTGCCGGTGATGCGGGGTACAGCATCTGCTGCGGGGATGTAGTCGATTCCGTTGATGTTGATTGTGTTGCTCATTTCAATTTTCTCCTTTGGTTAAAAATTACTTGATGCCGTGTGCGCGTTTGATCGGTTCACCAGACGCGGCGTAAAGTTTTGCGCCGACCTTAATTTCACTTGCATCATCCCATGCGACACAAGGTCTGCCATTTGCTTCAATCCGATAAACATGCGCCACAGGCTTTGGTTCCCAGTTCTCGCACTCACACACATACCGATCAGCATTATGCGAGGCGTTGCGGTCAAAGCCATGCGGTGCATCTGGATGCGTTTTACAAGTTATCTCGGCCATAAGTACGTCGCTGCTTGAAATGCGCCAGCGTCCACTAATGTTTCTTCGTCAATCTCACGGCCACCGGGAAGCACATAGACGTTTTTCTTGATGTAGTGAGGCACGATGGTGATCTTCTCGTAGAGATACACCTTGACCCAATCACGCTCTTGTTTCGGTTCCTGTTTTTTCATGTTGAATTCCAAAAGGGTTATTCCATAGAAAAGGTTTGTTTCTGTTTTGTAACTTGATTTCGACTGCGTTATAACCGTATGCCCTGCCAATCTTTTTAGCAACCGATGACTGATGTGAAAGCAGCCTTCTTGTGATCTTGCCCTCAGCTAACAAAGGCATTAACGCGTTTTGAATCAACTTCGGGCTTATCTTCATCTTCTCGGCTAGCTCTTTCACCGTCACAGGGCTTATTCGTTTCTGCATATATTTAAGACAGGCTAACCCACGATCAATCTTTGCCTGCTTTTGAAGTCTTGTAAGACTCATTTATCTGCTCTCCTTTGTGCTGCTTCATTTGTGTACTTTGTTCCGTAGCGCCTTCTCAATTTCTCAATATTGTGCTCAAGGATCATGTTTCTGTTGAGACCGAGCTTTTGTCGTATGCCCTCAAGGTAAAACTCGATGTCGCCCAACTCCTCAATCACGTTGTCGATGTCTAAGGGTTTTTGGTAGATCGCCCACTTCTTGATTGCGTCTAACAGTTCCCCAGACTCCCCAGAGACTCCGATGGACATGTGCAAAACAAAGGCTTGATCCGGGCTGAGATCGTCGAGGATGTCGCATCCGGGCTTTGCAAGTGCAGTGACTAATTCTGTGTAATTCATATCTTCTCCTTTAATAAATTAAATGCTGTTGCTGCCACTGCTGGAACTTGTCCATTTCCAATGGCTTCAAGTTGCTCCATCCGGTAGGCCATCCCATCAGATATTCGCTCGCTTCCGGCGTTACTTTCCCAAACGTTTTTTTCCACGCAACACATGAAGGCCATTTCTGCATTGAATCGGCGCAGTAATTCGCTTTTGTTGTTGGCGTATGCAAGAAGCCAATATCGCTCCCGAACGTGGTCAGCACCCACGTCTTTCGCGCTAAGGGAAATTGCTTTGGTTTTGTAACCCATCTGCTCAAGGTCGTCTGCTGCCGCGTCAATTGCAACTCGGCTGACGTTTTCGGCAAAGACGTATGAGGGAGCGACATCTGCCACGACTCGACGCATTTCCGGCCAAAGATCGTCGGCGTTATTTTTCCCTGATGCTGCCGTGCTGTATGCCTGACAAGGAAAGCCTCCAGTGATGATGTCAACAAGGCCTCTCCACGGTCTGCCGTCAAAGGTACAAATGTCATCCCATATCGGAAACGGGGGTCTAAGGTGCCCATCATTTTGTCGCTGGACGAGAACGCATCTGCGGTACTCATCCAACTCAACAGCGCATATTGTCCTAAACCCGATAAGTTGCGAGGCAAGCAAGCCTCCACCAGCGCCCGCGAAAAGAGCCAACTCATTCAAAACAAAGCCTCCTCAATGGTTTTCAAAATGTCGCGCTTCGTGACTTTCTTTTTCTTAACCCACTTGCCTTTTACTAACGTCTGCTGAAACGGCCAGTTAGGATGTTTTGCTAGCTTTTTCGTTGGTTCATTCATATCGCCTCCGTAAAATTCCATTGTCGTAAGCCTGCTTTTTTTCGCAAAGTGTTTACCGATGGTCGGCGGATTTGAGCTGATAATCGGTAGGCAACCCTCCGACCTCTTGAACGTACTGTTGGCTCTGCCTGTCGAACCAGAGCTTCGCAACACCCTCCCATTCACCGTTCCTCTGTTTCTCGAAAGATAAGAAGGCATCAGGGATGGAATGGTCAACGACACCATTGGCCTCAAAATCGCGCTCCTTCGATTTGTTTCTGTGCATGAGGATTACGTTGTCGACTTGATCTGCAACGCTCCCAGACCCCTTTAAATCGTTTTTAGAGGGTGTTCTGTTGTCATCCGACTGTTTCCTGATATGGTGGACAAGATGAATGTGAATATTCTGATCTCTCGCAAGACCGCACAGCTCGTCGGTAAAATTTTTCTGTGCGTTGTAATCGTCCTCGCCGCGAACGCACTTCATTAGGCTGTCGATAAAGTAATGCTGACAACCCAACATCGTCTTGCAGTAAACGCCGACTCCTAAGACTTGAGGCGGGCTCACCGTCCCCTGTACATCGTAGAACCAGAGTTTGTCTTTAACCCATTCCTTGAACTTCTCGTGAGCCTGTAGCGCGGGAAATGACATCCGCGACCACTGCCTGACCATCCTCTTAAGTGTCCGAACGGGCTTCATCTCGAACGAAGCAATCACTGTTTTTTGATTTTGATGGATCAGGTGAAGAGCGATCTGGCCTGCAAGCAAGGACTTCCCAGAGCCGTTTTGCCCTGCAAGAACCGTGACCTCACCGAGCCTGTAGGTGAACTTGTCCGCGAGCTTCTCAAATGGCATGACAATGTTCGGCTCTTCCGACGGGTTCCTCATCTCCTCAATGAGATCGTCCATACAGTCCGCAGCGGGCCTGACTTTCACAGATGCTTCCATCTGCTCGTACCACGCCTGATAGTCTAAGTTCTCTAAGACGTTCATGCGTCCACCTCCGAGTCCCAGTACAAGCCGGGGCCGTAATTGGCGATGACGCGCGCGGGCGCATATATTTTCACAGCTTGCAAGATGGAGTGGACTTGATCGGGATCTCCTCCAGTAAGATGCACCCGTAGTCCTCTGACCCACCTAAAGTCTCGGTCTTTAGGCTCAACGACAACAACCGGATACTCCGGGTCATCGTCTGGCTTTCCAACAAAGTCGATAAAAACAGCTTTGGGTGGTTTGCCTGCAAGCTGTAGGCTGTTTACAAAGTCGTGGCCTTTCATCAAATGCCCCTTCCCTCAAAACCATTGAGCTGAACGACGGGCTTTGCTTTATTCACCCAGTCTGCTTTAAAGGCAGTCCAGTTTCTTTCGCATATCTCTTGCAGTGCAGCATTTAATGTAAAGCCAGCTTTATTAGCCTCCCTCACAATGCCATTCCACGCCGCTTCAGTAAGCGGTGCTTTTTTATTCTTCCTAATTAAGATGAAATCATCCCATATGCGTTGATCTACATTCTCTGGCTTCTCAACACTATATTTGCTTTTCTTATGGTTATTGGTTATTGGTTTATGGTTATTGGTTGGGATCTGATCCGTATCTGAATTCAGATCTGATTTCTTATCCTTTTCTAATGTCCAACGGATCTGATTCGCACCTCTAGCAGACGCTGCCTTACGTTGATACTTGCGAATTTCAGCATCAATCCTCTGATGCGCATATGAATTCAGATCTGAATCGTATCTGAAGAACGTCCGAAGCAGTAAGCTAAGGCAATCCTCTTGACCCCTTGCTCCTATCTTAAAAGCTAAGGTTTCAGTGTCATTAGGCAATGGCTTTTCTGACTCGTAATAGAGCCAAATCAAGCGCAGGTAGAAGTAGGATTCTTGTGGGGTAAGCGAAACGGTGTCACGCAAAAAATCCCCGATGTGATGCGGGTAGTAGTGCATAAGAGCCTCGTCTAGGTCTATCGTCACTGTGGGTGCATTTGGCAGGCGGGTGACGAAACCGCTTTTCGGGAGCTACCCTAGCCAATGCGATAAAACAGCCTTGAGTCTAAATCAGAATTCAAACACCTTGCAAGTCCACCCGGCTTTCAACTTGCCCCATCCGTGGACCTCGATCTTCCATCCTGCTTTAAGGATCGCTGGCAAATGCTCCGATTCCTCAATCTTCGTGATCCTTGCGTTGACATTACCTCGGCTTGTGGTCTGCACTAAGAGCGTCTCCGTGTCTCGGATAGCTAAGATGTCGCCGATCCCGAATAGGTCCTGCCTGATGCGAGCGTGTGGATTCCACTTCTCGACGATCTGACAGAGATAGCCGTCTTGCCTGAGTTTCTCTAGGCTGCGTGATGTTGGTGATTTGCCGCTCATCGTGTAAAACCTACCTTTCGTCTGCTGGTATTAGATTTGTCTTGCAAGCCTTTGTGGTTTCGCTAAGATTACTCCACCAACTAACGGAGAGCGATATGAAATCAAATAAATTTTTGTTCCGCTGGGCAGATTCTTCAAAACTAACTGCCGACAAAGCAATGACGCGCACTAGATTAGCCTGCGACCTACGGGCTTTTCGCAAAGACTCAAACGTAACCATCAAGCGTTACAAAAGCGTCAACCAAACCGTTTTTCACGTCCAAAACAGCGCCACAAATGTTTCGGCTTACTTTGTAATGAGATAACAACCGGGGCTTCGCGCCCCTTTTTGCTATGAACGAAGATTATTACTTTGACAGGATGCTATATGAACACGATAGAGAAAGAGAAGAAGATGAGCTTGCTGAAAGACTGGCTGACAGCGATAGTGTTTGGGATTTTGTTTGGGACGATGATGTTCCTTTTCATAAGATAGAACGCTTTTACAGGATAAAACGATATGCAGAAAGTTTACGAAAGCATAAGCAAAGTGATGAGTGCGATCTCCAAAGCAGGGATTGCCAAACAGAGGACTAACGAAGCGCAGCGATACCAGTTTCGCGGTATTGACGATGTCTATAACGCAATGGCTCCCATCCTTGCGGAGCATAAACTGTGCATCCTCCCTCGCGTTACAGACCGTCAGGTTGTCGAGCGTGTCAACAAGTCTGGGACTGCTTTGTTCTATGTCACGGTCTCAATGGAGTTCGCTCTTGTTTCTGGCGAGGATGGCTCTAGCCACGTTATATCGACGATTGGCGAGGCTATGGACTCAGGTGATAAGGCAACTAACAAAGCAATGTCAGCGGCCTACAAGTACGCTCTTATGCAGGCCTTTTGCATCCCCACAGAGGGTGATAACGATAGTGAGAATCAGACTCACGAAGTAGTGTCTGAATCAAACTTCGACAAGGATCTTGAGAAGATTGCCAGCGCTAACAAAGACAATCTTAGGAAAGTTTATGAGGAGGTTTTTGTTAAACACAAGAAATCGCCTGATCTTGTGAAACAAATCGAAGCAGCCAAAGACAAACGCAAGAAGGAGCTAGGCCTGTGAGACCCGTTTACGAAACTGAACTTGATAGGAAGCGAGAACTAGCTGCTGCACAAGCATTTGCTGATCGCTTTCACTACGACATTTATCGACTTCCCAAATTCTACGAAATGGACTTTGCTGCTTACCAGAACGGTCAGCTTGTTAAATGGGTAGAAGTCAAAACAAGGAACTGTAAGTCGACTGATTACAACACTTATATGCTGGATTTCGCGAAGTTACGATCTGCCATCAGCATCCAAAGCGCGTCGCAAAGATCGGTTGTTCTTGTTGTCCAGTGGACGGATACGATGAAGTATTGGACGTTTCGTGTTGGTTACCCAATCCTACCCGGAGGTCGCACAGATAGAGGAGATCCTGATGATGTTGTTCCTTGTGTTCATATTCCTATTCATCAATTTATAGCCGTATGAAAGACCCTCATAAGGCCGTCGACTACATCCTTAAGCACGCTCGTCAGTTCGCCGATGCCAAAGCTCAGCGCGTTTATCTTGAGGAGTTCAGGAAGTCTAAGAAAGCTATCCTGATGAAGGCTAGTCTTGAGTCAGCTTTAGGTGCTCAGGAACGTGACGCTTATGCTCACCCGGAGTATCTGGAGCTTTTGCAGGGCTTAAAACAAGCGGTCGAGATCGAAGAGAAGTTACGGTGGGATCTGATCGCAGCGCAGGCAAGGATCGAGATTTGGAGGTCTGAACAAGCGAATATGCGAGCCGACATTAGGAACACGCAATGAACTGGCGGTCTAAGAAACTCCTAGAGGCTTGCAGAGATCTTCCCTGTGGTCTTTGTGGTGTCGAGGATGGAACAGTTGTCGCCGCTCACTCTAATCAACAAAAAGACGGTAAAGGAACCGGCATCAAGGCACATGACTTTCGGGTCGCGGCTTTATGTTATCGGTGTCACATGCAAATAGATCAAGGAGGTGCAGGCAAAGAAGAGAAGAGACTTGCGTGGGAAGAAGCACACAGAACGACGATTGGATGGTTATTTGAAAAAGGAATAGTGAATGTCATCAGTAAATAAAGTGATCCTGATCGGAAACGTAGGCAAAGACCCTGAGTGCCGTTACACAGAGTCAGGCTCAGCCGTAGCGACTTTAAGTCTTGCCACCACAAACCGCTGGAAGAACAAACAAGGCGAGCAGCAAGAAGACACAGAATGGCATCGTGTTGTCGCCTATGGGAAGCTCGCTGAGATCATCGAGAAGTACATCCAAAAGGGTAAACCCATTTACATAGAAGGCCGACTCCAGACCCGGAAGTGGACGGATAAACAAGGTGTCGACAGATACACAACCGAGATTGTTGCTGAGACCCTCCAGATGCTCGGCCATAAAACTAAGTCTGATGAGCCTGCATTCTGATGGAGCAGGGAACCGAGGAGTGGAGGCTTGCACGGTTGGGGAAGGTGACAGCTTCCCGCGTGTCAGATGCGCGAGCCAAAAAAGGAACAGCTACCAGAGCGAATTACATTTCCGACATCATCGCGGAAAGACTCACAGGAACGGTAGCCGAAACATTTACAAACTCTTATATGGAGTGGGGAACACTGAATGAGCCACTTGCAAGAGCTGCATATCAAATACGAACCGAAAGGTGGGTGGAGCAGATTGCTATCGTCGATCATCCGACGATCCATAACTTTTCAGCATCGCCTGATGGTTTGGTTGGTGACGGGCTCATCGAAATAAAGTGCCCCAAAACTTCGACGCACATAAGCTACTTAACCGCGGGCGAAGTACCTACAACCTACAAGAATCAGATGATGGCTCAGATGGCTTGTACGGGCCGTAGATGGGTCGATTTCGTTTCCTTTGATCCTAGACTGCCCGAGAGACTACAGCTCTTTGTGGTGCGTTTTGAGCCGTCTGATGAGGATATTAAAAGTCTTGAAACGGACGTTGTTAATTTTCTGAACGAAGTGGATAATTTAATGGAGCGACTATGAACTGGAAGGAATTGATTGAAAGCCAACGATCCCCACGAACCTTCAGACCTGTTGAGGAAATTTGGCGCGAACACGGCTGGAGACCACCATCCACAGAATGCCCAGACACCATTGAAAAGCACCGAGCTTTTAGAGCGTGGGCACTGGCTGGAGATCATCAAGTCGGTGAAGTCCAGTGATCGATCGGAGATTACGCAGGCTTATGAAGCTGCTATGCCGTATGTCGTTGCGGACTGGGCTCACTGGCTTTTATCGAAGCCTCGTTCGCAAAGGCTCCCTCTTATAGAGAAGATCGCCAAACATCACGGGGACGAAGTTGGGGAAATGGTGAAAAGAAAACTTACCGAGCTACACCGCGACTCTTCTCGAAACTCCTCATGCCAGCAATCCCCAACATCCCGCTCAAAATAACCCAGAGAGCATCAGTGTCCAACATAGGAGGAGGCTTTACCTCCTTTGGAACATATCCCTCAGCCTGCAACCAGACCCACGCCCAGACGAGAATGGGGTAGAGAAGGAACTGGTAGAACATAGCACCAGCACCAACCCAGCCTATCGCGGGCCTCCATCCGGCCACAAAGAGATTCTGATTCGCAGCCTCGACTTTGTTAACTTCCATCTGACCGAGGTCGATAGCCTGATCTATTCTTTTAGACTCTAACTCCAGCTCCATCCGCTCTTTGTCGGATGTGTGGAGATCTCCGATCACCTTCCCGACGGACTCAACGACAGAGGATATGCCGAGGATGTTCACAGCTTCAGTGCTCGGTTGAGCCAGCCTAAAAGAAACTTAATCTGGCTTCGGTCTCTCATGACAATGTCCCGATAACGAGCGATCTTCGCAAGGGCATAGGAAGCCACAAAAAGCTCTTCGTTCATCTGGTTGAGTGCTTGTATGGTCTTAGCTCCGATAACGCCGTCTGGAGCCGTTTTAACGCATATCTGGGCAAGTTTAGAAGCCACAGAAACACCCGCGTTAACTGCGAAGTTAAAGATAGAGGAAGCAACGACAGGATTTAGTTGATCGCCCTGTACGCGATCCCAGAACTCAGATTTGTAAAAGTCCCTGACCATCTGAGTTGGTGGGGTTTCGTCTCTGTCGATAAAGCCCCATCCCGGCCAGTGCGGGTTCTTGTTTCTCGCAATGCCCGCGTAGGTTAATCCGCCGGTGTCGCCCTCAATCTTATGCAGGACGTATCCACCTTCGTCCTCGATCATCTTATTGAAGGCTGCTTCAAAACTCATTTATCAACTTTGGCATCGAGCTTGTCAAAGATCCTGCTTAACATGATCTTGATCTCGGTAATGTCTTGCTGATAATCAGACTTTAATACATAAGTATGGGGTAGACCCTTCTCCAACTCACCTAGATCCTTTTGCAGATCTTTCTGGGCTTCCCACAGAACACGGAAGAACCAACCGGCTACGGCACATAAAACACCGAAGAGGCCGTTAATCAGATTTTGACTTTCCATAGTAGTCGAGATTCCTAATCAGCCGTTCATCATTAGGAGACAGTCTGACTGCCTCGGCTCCGTGTCGTATGGCTTCGTCTGTGTAGCCTAAATTGTAAGCAGAAATCGCTGCTAAGTCATGTGGCTTGAATCCCCACACCTCGGGGTCACAAGTATAAACAAGCTCTTTGTTCTTGATCTCTAAAGCCATCGTCGCTGCGTGATAACACTCTCTCCACATTGACTTCGTGTAGTAGGACATCGCAGCATCAACCCACGGCTCTCGAGTTCCCGGAGCCTCGGCTATAGACATCCGAAACCACTTGAGAGCTTCCCATCCGTTGAGTTTGTGGTCGTAAGCCTTGCCTAACAGTCTCATTGCATAACATCGTTCGTTCGGCCACGTTGCTTCTGGCATGTTCAGATACGTCTTTAGAGCGTCTATAGCCTCATCCCAGAGATGGTAGAAGGTAAGCTCACGGGCGAAGTAAAAAGCGTTTCTAGGGCATCTAGGATCTTCTTTAACAGCCATTCTTAGAAGGTCTAGATACTGCCCTCGTGACTTAGTAGGATCGGGATGGTGAGAAACAAGAAGCATGTCTGTTTGGGCATAGACTTCTTTGATGCGGAGATCGGGTCTAGGGTATTCATGAATACTATGGTGGA